CAGGTTTTTTTGCGAAGTCAAAGATAGGCTTAAAGCCTCTCGTTATTTCGTTGAAAGCCTCCGAATCAAAGAATTGATTCTCAAACTTAACAAATTCGAAATTATTCGAAAATGCTGGGTTATGAATCTCCTTGATAAAATCCAATATCTTAAGAGGATTATCTAATCGCTCTTTATTGGTATCAGATTTTATACAATGGAATTCCAAGTTCGCTAGCTCCGACAGAAGTTCATTATGATGCTTCAAGAAAAGATCTAATTCTAAATCTAAGAATTTCTTAGACTTTAAGAACTTAGTTTTATCTAGTTCAAACTCTCCTAAATATATTAAATTATATTTAGCAGACCATAACCTTCTGTGTGTATCATATGTATCATCAATGTCCAGTCCTAACCTTAACATGTTAAGATCAGGGTAAGTGCCATTTTTATTATTAAAGAAGATATTACAAAAAACGTGTATCTCTAAGAACTGTTTTTTAAATTTTAAAAAATCAGGACTTAGTCAATACGATCGTTCAGTAATAGGCTTCTCTAACTCTAAAGAATGACCTTTATTAGACATAGATTGGTAAAATGATTCCAGATCATCTGATGTAATAATTTTATCCAAGATAGATATTCGATTAGCTATTTGATTTAATTTAAAAACCTTTTTAATAGAATTTTGAATTCTACTAATTAAGATTAATTTAAATGTCAATATATTAGTTGAAGCGAAAAATCTATCTTTCTTCGGAATAGGATTCAAATCCCATTTCTTAGTTAAAAGATAATTTTTTACTACTTTCGAGATTAACCCAGGTTTCATTCAGTTGATATTTCGACCGAAGAAACTCAAAGGCTTATCCCGATCAGTAATGATCGACAGTACATCTTCCATCTTAATGATATTAGTTTGAAACAATTGAGTTGCGAAACCTACTAAAGGATATATTCGATCTACTGTTTTATCAGTGGACCGTCTATTACCTATAATTAGCAGTTTTCACAAATCTTTACCTCATTTGTTGTTTATTAAGCGAGTAGTAACTGCTAATCTTCCAAAGAAATTATCCGATGATAATAATTCTTTGAAGGATAAAGCAGAGACATCTTCTCCAAAAAGAGAAGTACGCTTAGCAAACTCCAATACGGGTTTTGTCTCAGATATTATAGATTTAGATAAGTTTATCCCGACTCCAATTTGTTCACAGAACGATTGGTATCGGTTAGCTATATCTTTATCAAATAATACTAAATCATCACCTAAGATGATGTATTGATCATATCAAATTCCTTTAGGGATTTTTCCTAGTGATTGAGCGATGAACTGTATCATCAAATGATGCGTAAGGTTCAACATTCCTCACGATGAGAGAGCCCCCATAGGTTGACCGACCTCATATCGCAAAGAATGTTCAGGAATACCATAGTTATTAGCAGAGATTATATAATCTCGCTTAACTAAAATATTCCCTCACATGTCTCCGATACCAAAGAGACTATTCAAAATAGCTTTCTGGGAAGAGATAGGTAACCTATCAGTGGCTGCGCTTAAATCAAAACCGTAAGAGCAATTATACTTAAGAGATAACTCTTGAGCATAACTAAACCCAAAGTTTTGATCGTGAGTACAATCATTGGGAAGTTTCTTGAAAAGAGAAAACAACCAGATATGTAAAGGATAAAACAATGATTGAGTTATAATATCAACCATTGCAAATACCCTTAACTTACCGGCAGCTTCCTCTTTAAAGGATAACTTCCCCAAAGGTCCAAAAGAATCTTTAAACCAACCTCTAATACCATATTTTTTCTTAAGAAATTCTATGTTATTAAACAAGGTAAAAATATTCTTTGAATTAGTTACTTTTAGATAACTTAAGATCTCTTTAAAAACAATATCATTGTTCTTTAGAGATCAATAAGAATCTAAGAGTCGACTATAACTTTTTGTTCCAAGTGGAGATGACTTAACAATAGGTAAAATCTTTGTTATAGTTAAATCTTCAATATTGGCATCAGAAAATTTCTGTAAGAG